AAACGTGCGAATCCCCATAAGATTGTTGCCTTCAACGGAAAATCTGGAGCGACCCCATTCAGATTCATGAATGGCTTGCGCCACAACTAAATCCACTGGTACCCTGTCCCACTCATCCTCCATTGAATTTAAGTGAAGAGTGCATGCCTTTACGTCTTTAATGAATTCTTCGTTATTAGTGTAATCCATTTCCGGATTAAAGTTAAAACAAATCAACAATGATGCGCACAGCCAGTTCATCCGCCCCAACTTTCACCCATGTCGGTATCAACCTTGGAGGGAACGTGAAGTTCCACGCAATTTTCCATAATCTCCTTTATGTCCTTTACCTCTTTTTCATTCTTTACGGAACAATCCAATTCGTCATGCACCTGAATAAGGGGAACGACTCCCAGCTGCTCATAAATGTCGACCATGGCCTTCTTGGTTTGATCCGCAGCTGAACCCTGAATCAATCGATTCAGCGCCTTGTACGTGTAAGCTCTCTTGATGGCCATTCCGTGTTCGGTCTTGGCCTGGTTAAAGGGAAGAGCCTTGTGAACCCCCCATGTAACTGGCTCCCACAAATCAAAGCGGCATTTTCTTCCAAGCAACGTTCTAATTGTTCCTCTTTCATTTGCCCTGTTCATGACAAATTCTAGCATTCCTTTCATGAAAGGAACTCTGTCATGAAAGGAATTCATCATTTTCTTTGCCTCCGCAGGATCCATGTCCAATTCTCGAGCCAACTTGTTATATCCCATTCCATAAATGACTCCAAGTCCTATGGTTTTGGCTAATTTTCTTCCTATCCCCGCCATGTCAGCGGTTTGCTGGTGAAAATCCAGATCTTCTTTTCGGTAGGCTTCCTGTACTTCTTCCGAGCCTTCCTGCTTCGCCAGTCTGGCAAAATGAGTTAAAAGCCTGGGCTCTTGCTGCGAGTAGTCCGCCTTGAGCCAATATTCTCCCATCTCCGGAATGAAAAGTTTCCTAATGCTGTTAGCGAATTGTCCTCTGCTTGGGACCTGCTGTAAATTGGGGTGATTATAACTGAAACGACCACTAATAGCCCCACCACTATCAGAGCGTATTTGGTTAATGTGCGCGTGTATTCTTCCATTTTTCTGGTACTTTAACACACCATGAAGGAATGTTCCCTGTAATTTATTAAGTTCCCTTGCCTGCGTAATCAATCGTGGAAGCTCATGCGGATGGTCCGTGAGGAACAGTTTGGTAAAGGAAGGCGCACTTGTTTTTTCCGTTCTCTCGTATGGCAAGTTAAGGGAGTCAAAGGCTTTCGCGATTGAAGCCGCTGACCATATCTCCACGTTAAGGTTGGTAAGGTCTCTCACCCTCCTCAACAGTTTCTTTTCCTTGTTCTTAAATTGTTCTATAAGCCTCATCGATTGGGGAATATCCACCCTCACTCCCCGTTTCGTCATGCTCAGGATAACGTTAATCAGCTTGCATTCCATGTCATAAACGGTTTCCAAATTATCCTTGGCAATTTCCCATGACAGTTTCTCGTGCAGTTTCAGGGTAAGCCTGGCGTCCGCTTCCGCGTATTCCCCCACAAACTGGGAGGGCAACTTATACATTTCACTTTTGGGATCCACTCCGAAAGCTGCGGCAGCCTCCTTCAGCTTAATCTCGTTTTTATACTGTCCTAGGTAATCACCCGCAATGCTGTTCAAGGTGTAGGAAAATCTGTTCTCGTCAATCAGCGCCATCGCTACCATCGTGTCATGAATTCTTCCCTTTACCTCTATTCCCAGAGTAGTAAGCCATCCAATGTCATACTGTGCGTTGTGAAACACTTTCTCAATTGAACCGTCTTCACATATGGACTTAATATACTTAATAACTTTCTTTTCATCCATGTTGCCACTCTCGTGTTGTATAGGATAATATCCCGCAAACCCATTCGCTGAAACGGCTATGCCAATCACATACCCTCTTTTGGTAGGCCATCCTGGACCTGCCTTTATCAACTCCGTATCGCATGTCTCCAGATCAATGGCCACGCGATCGTGCATGGATAAATCGGGAAATTCGGTTGGTGTAACCCACTCTGAGTTTACTGCTGGTGGAAATAAGCTTGTCATTTAGACTCCTTTGCTAGTTTTTTAATATGTTTTCTGGTTATTTCTCCCATAATCTCACCTCGAGACTTCTTAGGAGTGTACCGATCTTCAAGAAGTAACTCGGCATAGTGGATAACTTTTTCCACATCCTGCTTTCCTCCCTTGATACTGTGCCTGGTGATATACTTGACAATATTTCCCTCGTACCATCCCAGTTTATTCTTGACAATGTAATGGCTAGGCTGGATTGCCATTCTCTTGTAATGATCCCCACCTATCTGTTTTTTATGGGCACTCATATATGAAATCCTCCGTAGTCCTGGGGCTGCACTATATGTAGTGTCTCCTTTGCTCTGGTTACCCCTACATAGAACACCCTGCATTCATTGTCTGGATCTTTGTGCATCGCCAATCGAGCTTTCCTCGACAGATCAGTTAGTAGCATTACATTATCGGCTTCTCCCCCCTTGGAGGCGTGTATGGTGCTCAGCTGTATTCTTGGTTCAGCCGTAAGGGAATAATTTCGTACTTCCATGGCACGGATAAAATCTTTATCATCATTGCCTACTTTATCGAAGGCGATATCCCATGGCTGTCCTGCCACTTCCCCCATTAATCCCTGGTGCATTACCAATTCTTCAACGCCATATCTCTCCTGGGTGGCTGTTTTTAAGTGCTTGTAGCCGTGTTCTATTCCAATCTGTGTGGACATGTAGGAATAAATATCCTTGACATCTTGCAACTCTATTTCATCCCCCTCACTTAACTTCCCCCAGCATTCAACGGCATTTAATAATTTTTTGGACACAGGTAGTTTTCCGTTCCTCTGGTATATTATGCCTTCGGAACGTAAATCATCTTCCATTCTCGTAAGAAGATACTGTGTTCGACCTTGTATAAGCCACGTTCCTTCTCTCGATAAGTCCACGCTTCCGGGGATGCTATGGTACTGAACCAAACCTTTTTTATTTGTTCCTTTCCATTCCTTTGGATGACGGTATTCCACACGATCTATAATTTCCTGGGATAGATTTTGAACGTCGATTGGACAGCGAAAAGACTGCTTAAGCACTCTTTTGTTTCCTTTCAGGTTAATGAAATGGTTTGCATCAGCTCCCGCAAATCCGTAAATGGCCTGATCATCATCCCCTCCATAATATACTTTTTGAACATTTTCCTTTAGCTTATCAATCATATTTAATTGCAATCGGCACAGATCCTGGGCCTCATCCACAAAAATAACGTCGAGAGGAGGAACCATTCCCCCTTCATTATAGTTTTCAATCATGTCAGTAAAATCAATCAGATGCCTTTCTTTTTTATATTTCTCAAACGCCTCATGGGTCCACTTAAGTTGTGGCCAGTGATGCGTCATATTTTTTTCATTATAATATTCCTGGAGGCTAAGGCAGCGCATTCTAGCCTGATTAACAGCAGTTAAAAGTTCATTGTCAACTGTTATGATTCCTGATCCAACAGGTCCTTCACTTATGTATCCTAGATTCATACCAAATTTACTGGCAAATTCCTTATAATGTTTCTTGGACATAACCTGTGATTTGGTTAGACCCAGTTCATGAAATGCTAGGGAATGCAACGTCCTGAAATAGGGAAGATGCTGTTCCTCGAGATTAAATTTTTCCATTGCCCGGTCCCTCGCCTCGTTAGCCGCTTTCTTCGTAAAAGTTACAAACGCAATGCGGTCCGGATGAACCCCTCTTGCCATCTCCTCTTCCGCTAGGGTAAGAAGCGTGTGTGTTTTTCCTGTACCAGGTGGTCCGTATATAATGTTATTTGTTGGCATTTTCCTCCTCATATACTTTCAGTATTAATTTACAATCATCAGGTGTAACACCACTTTTCCTGTTATTAAATTCCCAGGTGCAAAAGACAATGTTACCTTCTTCATAAGGAAGTCTAGGGTCTATACGATCAACGGATATATTAGTAGGTCTGCTTCTCTTCCAGCCTTCTCCAGTTGAGCGTTTAGTGGTTAGCTCAACTCCAGTATATCTACAACAAGAACCATATTCTTTTTTATGCTTATAATATAATTCTAAAAGATGATCCCTGTTTTTAAGATTATATGCAACGCCTCTAAATCTAATTGACTGCCATATATTATTAAAGTATCCTTTTTCTGACTCTACATATTTTAAATCAGATATATTTCTCTTTGATTTAGAATGGAATGTCATCGTCTTTTTCTCCTTTCACTTCATGTTTTGAGTCCGGTTGCTGATACGCAGGAACCCACCATACACGAATAAAATTCTTTTTAATATTCCATCTATGGGACCTCTCTGAATCCTCCAGTTTCTCACCTTCTTTCAAACTTTTTGTTTGAACGTCTCGTAGTCTAGTAATAACCTGCCCTATGTTATAGTCAGTAAATTTATGCCTCGCCAAAAAATCCATTAGATCGTTCAGCCGGAAATAAGTTTTTCCCTTCTCCGTCCACGGCTTATGAAACTTAAGATCGTCACGTGTAAGGGCCTGCGCACGGCCAGTGCAAAACTCCTGGAGGAAAGTCTCAAACTGACCGGAGACAGAGCCATCATCAGAGGCGTCGATTTCGACCATGTCCTTGCTTTGCATTAAGGCATCAATCTTATCGGTCCACGATGATTGCTTTTCAAAAGGTGGCATGGTGTTTAAAACATTCATGCATATCCTTTGAA